AATAAGCAGGGACGCCATCGGGGCCAGCAAGGACAGGCGTGTCATTGCGGTAATCTTGAAGCATACCCTCTTCCTGCGGATTAATGTACGCCAACATGTGCGGCTGATTACCAATCATTGTCTGCCGTGGAACACCATTAGCCACGTTCTCTAGCGCGCCCATTCCCGTGTCAGGGTATGATACATTCGGAGCCGCAGCCATTGGGTTAATAGGGGCTTGGCTTTTCTGAACGATTACGTTCACACGATCCATAAATGTGTTCATCATGCCCTCATTGGTTGTTGCTGCGGTGGTTGTTGCTGCTGCGGTGGTTGTTGCTGCGGTGGTTGCTGCGGCGGCTGCATGGCAGCTTCTGAAATAGCACTTAGCGCGCCCATGCCCTCGCCGCTGCCCATGCGGGCCTTAATCTCCATGACCTTGTCGATCAGGTATTTGTTCATGTCCATCGGTGGCTCACCGCCCCCTGATCCGCCCGCTGGTGGCGGTGGCCCGCCCTGCGGCCCGCCAGCTTGGGGTGGGCCTTCCTGCGGCAATGCCCCAAATAAATCAGGGCGCAGGCGTGGAAGCATGTCAGACACCTGATTTATTTGTCGAGGATTATAAGATTGTTGGGGGAGCATTCTTCATCGCCTCCATCTGGATCTTCGCTGCATTCTTCTCACGCTCAAGTTGTAAGTCAGCCTCTAGCTTCATTACCTTGGCCTGCATGTCGGCCTGCGCCTTGGCGGCGTCGATCTCCATGTCCTGACGGGCCTCTGCCTGCTTGATCTCAATGCTGGACTTAGCCTTGGCTTGGTCAGCCTGTATCTGAGCCTGTGTGCGGGCCTTCAGGGCCTCTGTCTCAAGCTGCGCTAGTTGCTGTGCATATTGCAGTGGATTGGCTTGCTCCTGCTGTCCTGCGCCCGCTAGTGCTTGGATCTGCTTCATCTGAGGTGCGGCCTGCACAACCTGCGCCGCGCGCTGGCTAATTAGGCGATCCATCTCTGGATCAATGCCCTCAAACTTGAAGTCTGGATCTTTAAAGTTTGGCAGTGGCGGCAGCTCCATCTGAATACTGGCCTCCATCCGCTGGCGATACAACAGCGCAACGTGTTCAGCAATGTGGGCGATCAGCACTGGCTGCATAGCAGCCGCGCCAGGATTGCCCGCCAGTGACGGATCTTGCATGAACTGCATGTGAACCGCAATGTGCGCCTCATGCTCCTGCTCTGGAAAAGCGCGAATTGGCTTGCCGTACAACACGCTCATGTTTTCGTCCACTGGATCCATCTGCACAGCCTCTTCAGGCTTCTTTAGGATCTCATCAATGTTGGGTATGCGGATCGCCTCATACATCCGCTTGTAGGCTTCGTACAGGTCGTGGAACTGCGGAGCTGACCGCGCCATTTCCAAGACAGCTTGTGCTTGCGCGATGCGCTGGGCTGTCGAGAAGATGTTAGGATCAGACACTGGAACAATGTCAATCCGATCATCGAAGTCGGCACGGTAGATAATCTCCGCAGCTCCCGCCCGCGAAAAGCTGAACTCATCAGGGAGATTTTCAGCGTTCAGCCCCGCAAGAAGTTTAAGTTCTTGGCCCTGCGCGTAGTGTAGCCGCTTGTGAATTGCGCTAAATGCCTTGGAACCTTGCTCGATCAAAGCAACCGTCGAGCCAACTGGCATGTTGGCATTAACGTCGCCAATGTTTAAATCGGCAGTGCTGGCAAATCGCTGGCCTGCCTCAACCATAAAGCCAAGCAAGTTGAACAACGAACCTGACGGCTCCTTGAACGGCAATGGCATTATGGCTTTATTCACGTCATCGACGGTACTGTCGATGTCAACGAACTCCCCTGGGCTGATCTGCATGTCGCCGCCCTGAACACGGCCACGCAGCTTAAAGCCACCCTGCATGTTCGAAAACGCCGCACTGTCGAGCAAGGCGCGCAACGATCCTGTCGCCGCCTTACCTAATCCGCCGATCATGTGATACAGGCCAAAGCCGTAAAAGCCTAAACCTGGCAGAAACTTAAACGACACGAACCAATCGCGCCGCAGCTTCAGCTCATCCTCTTCCCTCCAGTTGCGGCGAACAGCCACGACGGTCTGGGATTCATAGTCAATCGTAATCACGTATGGGATCGCAACCGCGTTGTCATCCTCATCGTCATCGTCCATTTCATTGCCGTCAATGCCGTCAAACAAATCATAGACGTGCATTTCAAGCAGTGTCATCACGTCATCGTTGCTATCGTCGTACTGATCGACGCCCTCGATTTCACCGATCACATCGCCAGACGGATCAATGCTGTCGCCCTCGTTGTATTTGGTCGGCAGGTAATAGCCGTTCTTAACGTAGCGATTAAAGTCGTTCTTCGGCATACGGATAACGTGCGTATAGCGCGGGCTGGTGTAGAGATCCTTGCTCTCTGGGGCGACCACGAAATCTTCGGCTTTTACGAACTGGCTGCACTGCCGATCCATATTGGCGTCCCACCATACCTTTTTGAAGGTATGACCGATCAGCGGTAGGTGAAATAGCATTTGATCCAGATCGGGGAAGAACTCAGGCATTTCTTGCGTGATTTGGAAATTCATGTATTCGCGGACGCGCTTTGCCTGATCCTCTAGCTTCGGATCTGGCGTACCCAAAATCACTGACTTAACTGGGCCTCCTGATGGGTACAGCTCTGCAATTGCACGGGCATTAAACTGTGTCGCTGCCTCAGCTATCAGGGGGTGTACAACCACGGACAAGCCGCGTGTGCCGCGCTCTGAATCGCCATCGTCTAAGCCGCCGTCTGGATCTAGGGTACGCAGGCCGTCCTTGTAGCGTTCCTCCCAGTCTGCGCGGGCAGCGCGGTCATTCTCATAAAAGCTGACCAGCTCCTGCGCCTTTCGGTTCAGCTCTTTGTCGCCAATTGTCTCTGCAAGGTTGATGTCGAACTGGGCGTCATCGATCTCTTCTTGCATGTCTAGCTCTGGATCACCGATCAGAACATCGCCATCGGGAAGCTCTTCGACCATCAGGTCATCGGATGGCGCGCCTTCAGCAAACGGGATCACTACATTCGGGTCAGCCATACATTGTCATCCTTCGCGGTTCTACAATTTCATCTTCTTCTGGGTCAGTGCTGTGTTCTAGGAACCAACCTTTTCTTAATCTTAACCAGGCCTGCGTGGTACAATCTACCACGTCATCGTTGGGGTGTGCTGGGAATGCACTTATTATTTCTATTAACTCTTTAGCCCACTTCTTGTCACTTGGGTAGTATATTCTGCCATCTTCCAGCAATGCGGAGCTGGCATGCGCTCTGGCAATCTTATCACGGTCTGGTGAATAGGCCAAGACTGGGACGCCCGCCATACGCAAATCTTGAAGCAGCGACTGCCCTGACGCCTTCTTCTCTATCAAAACAGTGTCAGGCTCCCATTCGTCGTAAGCCTCCTGCGCCAGTTTACGCAGATCTGGGTAGGACGGCTTGCCCCAGTAAGCCTCAAGCACAATGGCGCACATTGCGCCCTTATGGCGAAACACGCCCCAAGTTGTTCTGGCGCTGAAGCTAGAACTTTCCTTGCCCTCAAACGCGGTATCCCATGACTGCAAAACATATTCGACTTGGGGCAGATCGCCGTCCCACGGAACCCACCAGCTTGCCTTGAGTATCCCGCCGCCCTTGGGGCTGGGTCGCTGCTGTAGCTGCCCAGCCGCTGCGTAAGAGCCAAGGCTGCGCTCCAAGGTCGATAGCTCCTTCTCGCCAAACCGTGCGGGCCACAGCAGTTCGCCCTCCTTGGTGCGTGGATCTGTGAAGCCTAGAGGTGAACGTGACGGCGTAGGATGTCCAATTTCGTATCTCGCTGGCAGGCATAAGTGTGACCACTCGTCGCCCATTTCTTGACACAGGTGGCCAGTGAGGTCATCTGAGTGGACGCGTTGCATGATCAAGATAAAATTTGATGTCTTTGGATCGTTAAGTCTGGTCTGCATGGCTTGATCCCACCACTCTAGGACGCCCTCACGCACCTTGGAGCTGTCTGATTCTACAATGTTATGGGGGTCGTCAATTACGATTATATCGCCACCATCCCCAGTCAAAGCCCCTCCGACTGAGGTAGAAATTCGATAGCCTGACTTATCGTTTTCAAACCGCTGTTTCTGATTCTGATCATCGGTCAACTTGAACTTATCCCCGAAGTGATTTTGATACCACGGGCTGTCGATCAGGCGCCGGCACTTTGTACCGTCCCGGATAGACAAGCTAGATGCATAAGATGCGTATAAGAATTTTTTGGCTGGATCTCTGGCCCAAGTCCACGCCGGCAGTGCCACTGCCACGCTGATTGACTTGGAGTGCCTGGGCGGCACGTTGATGATCAAGTGGCGGATGTCGCCCTCGACCACTGCTTGCAGATGTTCTGATATTGCCTGCAAGTGCCAGTTGTCCTGGTACTCAACCCCCGGTTCAATCGTCGGCCAAGCTGCCTTCGTAAATTCCCTGAGACTGCGCCGATATTTCTCTGCCCTGACCTGCTCCAATGTTAGACTGCTCAAAAGCTGCTGTAATTGCGCTGAGTTGGTCATCACTTACCCTCGTTAAATCTATGACGTTTCGTTGTTCTACAGTAGCTGAGATCTCCTGTCTGTTCGACCAGTTCTCTCTGTCTCTGTTATTTAGGTAGTAAAATATGGCCACGTTATCTTTTTTAACGGTTGCATTTTCAAAGAGTGCATTGACGACTTTTGAGAGGCCAACAGCCTTCCCTTTTTTTATAGTCTCTAAAAACTCTAAATTCTCGGCCTGCCTATTGTAAATAGTTGCAGGTGAAATACCCAAGCAAGTAGCAATTTGGTTGACGGTTAATCCACGTCCAGCCATCTCTTCGACTTCTTGCAGAACTTCTGGTGTGACCTCAAATCTTGGTCTGCCCATTGGATTTTTACTTTTGGCTTTTGCCATTACTTAACCTTTCTTGCAGTGGTGAGCTGTATTTTTGGGAATGTAGATCAGATCACTGAAAAAAGAAAGACCC